ATACAGAATCTACCTGCTTCAGTGTATCTGTCCTATGTACATACTCTGTCTTCACTGTTTCCACAGGTACATACTCTACACTCTTACACCCCTGAAACAAAAGGACAAGAGCTATGAATATTATAGGATACAATATTCTCATTCTTCTATCCTCCATAGTTTTTTCTCTTGTAATAAGGGCAGGTTGCAGGATACCCTGTTGTAGGGTACTGAGTTGTAGAAAACCTACAGAACCCATAGTCAGATGCCCAGTTTTCACAATATTTGCAAACCATACTACAAATCCTTATATTCCACCATAGCATCAAAACAAGGACAAGCCTTTATTCTCTCCCAAGGGTCTATAATACCATTGTGATTTAAATCAGGAGAAGTATCTCTGTGTCCCATTATCTTTGCTTTAGGATATTTGGCCTTGAGTTCCTTGAGAAGCTGCCTCAGTGCTTTCTTTTGTGCTTCTGTCCTGTTATCAATACCCTCAGGATGCTCTTTTGTAACACCTCCTATCCATGCTATATTGATAGAGTGGGCATTCATGTCTTTGACACCATTTGAATACTTGTCTTCTGGCCATATATTAGTCACAGTACCATCAGCACTTACTACATAATGATACCCAGGTCTGCTCCATTTCTTAGTCTTATAAAAGAAATTCAAAAGACCTTGAGGAGTCTCAAACTGACTACCAGCAGTACAATGTACAAACAAGTAGGTGATAGAGCGAGTAGTCTGTACACCACTACTCTTAAAAAGCTTTTCCCAAGTCTTCTGCCCAACTATACCATCAGGTGTAAGACCATTAGCCTTCTGAAACTCTCTCACCTTTGTGTCTGTAATCTTACCAAAGATACCATCAGCTGTTATACCAAGAGCCTGCTGTATCTTCTTAACCTCTTCACTCTTAGGAGAACCTATCTTATATACCATTTTCTTCCGCCTTTATTTTTTCAATATCTTGTTTCAAATCACTTAAGTCTGCATCAAAGTGCCTCTCTGTCTTGTCTATAAGAACCTTTGCAAGCACTTTCCACAACCTGTATCCCCTATCTCCTGGTTTTCTGCATGAAGCTTTGTTCTCTGCTATTGAGAGCAGCTGTACACCACATATAACTCCTGTTGCCACATAGCTCAGGGGTAAATATAAGTCAATAAACACATATTTCTGAACAGCATACATCAAAAGAATTATTATAAAGCTCTCAATCATGGTGGGTATCATACCCCAAGCCTTATAACTTACATACTTTGATGGTCTTAGTTTCTTGTCAGGAAACTCTTTTTTCACTCTCCTATCCAGCTCAAAAGCTGTCCAAGAGTCATACACAATAAATGCTATGGCTACAAGTATGAGGGGGAATGTTGGTGTAAAAGTACCTACAAACCAACCTGCAAATCCCCCTAAGATGCCAGCAATATATTCAAATACTTTACACATACCTATTTTTGTTTTATGCAAAAATAGGTATATTAGAATATGGCTACAAACAAGTAAATAATCCCCTAATAAAACAGAAAAAAGACAGGCTTAAAACCTGTCTTTACTGTTATCTGCTATTTCAAACATCTTTGTCAAAGCCTTTGTCAGCATCTCTTCTTTAGCACCCTCCTCATCTGTGACACCATGATTATAGTTCTCCTCAATCTTGAATAGTTGTCTGACACACTGCTCTCCTTTAATTACAGCAACAGCACATACTTCAACACACGCTGTGTGATAGGCTTTTATAGCCAATTTCTGTATGTCACTATAATTGATTACAATACTTACTTTGGTATCATATTTATTATTATACCATTTCTCAAACCCTTTTTGAATAATATTTACTATATCCATTATTGTGTAATTTAGTGAAAAAATAAAAAAAAACAGGGAGACCAGAATCACTTCTAATCTCCCTACAAAAATAATCAATTCACTTTAATTACACAAAAATAGCTCATAAAAAATATCATTTTGAATCCAACCAATCTGCTACCTCATCTAAGCCATCATCAAACATTGCTTTCTCAATAGCTCCTCTTGCTTCACCATATTCATTCTCATCTTTCAGTGTCTTCTCTGCTTCCTGTATCATGGCAGCTACTTCAGGCACCATCTTAAGAGTTGTCAGATAATCTTTAGGAGAAAATGCAGGCTTACCCTTATCATCTGTTGCTGTGAGGTCTATCTGCCTTAATGCTTTCTGTACTTTTTCTACTCCTTCTCTAGCTACCCTTAGCAGGATAGCAGAAGAGCTGTCAAATGAATTATAGAAGGCTATAGCGGCTTTCATATCTTCGTCAGGTTCCCACTTTTTATCAAAGCCTAGCCCTTCTTTAACTGCTTCCATCCTACTTTCTTCATCTATAAGATACTGATAGTCAGACCTTGGGTCACAGAAGAAGTACAAAAAAGCAAAATTGTCAGTTGCTTTTATTTTGTCCTTAGACTTATCCTTATCCCATATTTTCTTGAAGGGCTTGAGGGTAAGAGCCTCAGGAGCCACAACTACATCATATCCTTCATACTTGAATAACTTCATGCTTTTATGTCTTTATTAGGAAGAATGAGCTGCATTTTAGGCTGTTCTACAGTAATGAGCTTATGTTTGCTCTGCTCATAGGTGACTTCATCCCAGTCTTCCATAATATAGTTTACATCCCTCTGGTCTACAAGCAAGCATTGTACTGGCTCACCATCAACACCTTCCATATCTATGGTATTAAGTCTGAATCCTACTATAGGATTATCAGCCATTGCCTTCACAGAATTAGGGTCTTCCTTAAAGACTGCATACTTGTAGAAATTTATGCTGACAGTATCCCCAGATTTTACAAACCTTACATCATCACCAACAGCTATCACCTGCTGATACACTTTAAGGTCTCCTCTTTTATGGATAATGAGGCCTGATTCATCAAAATCATCCCACCCATAAAGATTCTGAGTAACCAATATCTGACTGCCAATAGGCTTAATCTTTCTTATTTTTAGCATTTTTCTCTTGTTGTTGAATGTTTCTTCTTACTACTCTTTCATAATCAACATTTAATTTGCCTATATAGGTAATATTAAAGTTGTGGTCTATATTATTAAAGTCTTCCTCTGATATTGTTTCCAAAGGCAAAGCCTCTATACTGTTTCTTATGAATTTCCAAAAACTCCTGTATACTTTAGTTACTGTCTTTAGGTCAATACTAAGCTCTTTGCTTGCTCTTTGCAGGGCCAAGTTTAATGAGTTGTTTGTCATCATCCTTAAAGTTAAAGTATATCATAAGTCCTGCACCATCATTATTGAATACAGGCATAAGATTCAAATAGATTTTACCGTCTTTTATAACACCATTCTTCCTGAATTTACTCAGTATGACATTCAAGTGTTTCCCCTTTATATCACACCTGTTACAGATTATTTTTCTGGTATCAAAAGACATCAGCACTTTGTCTATGGTATCATTATCTGAGATTTTCTTACTTAGTTCATACCTTTCCTTTAAGTACTCAGCAAGAACTTCCATTTCCTTACCTGTCAGCTTATGTACAGGTTCCAAGAAGGCTACCCAAACCCTGAAGAAGTCCCCTTCTGGAGACATCTTCAGTCTTGAGTTAGATTTAATCTGTATATAGTTAGATACCTTCTCCATAATACAGATTAGTTAGGTGCTTCTGTGTCCCTCTTTTCTTCAGTACTATCCATCATCTTTGAAATCTTTTCTTCAATAGTATCAGCACAACGAGATATAAACTTCTCATCAAAATGAATACTGTTTTCAAGAATAGACAGTAGTACTTCAACCTCATTTATGCCAGAGATGTAGTCATTTGCTGCATGCAGTCTCTCATACAACTGCTTGCACTGGTTATTAAGACCATTGGCTATCTGCTCCAGCTCTTCATAGGACAACTTTTTCTGTTTGGTACTCTCTGCAGATGTTTTTTCAACACCCATCTTAACTGTTTTACTCTTCTCTTTTTCCATAATTATATTTGTTAGGTTAATACTAAAATTCAACACCAGTAAGGCCACTTTGGTTCTACCTTTATTATATGCTTGTGACCATACTTCTCTTCATACATTGTATTCCAAGTATGTATGTCTGTGGTATCTACCTCTGCACACCCGCAATCCCCACAGTAATCCTGTTCTACAATGGGCATTTGCTTTATATTCAAAGACAAGCATCTTTTACAATAAAATACAGGTTCATCATCGTATGACTCTTTTTGTGTAGTATCCATTCATTATAGATTTAAGTGTGACAGGTAATAACATCCACACCACAAAATTATTAGTATTAGACTAGTAAAACAATTATACTTTTTTCATAATGTTTCCATTAACAGTTTTTAACGCCACATTAACATATAAGTGATTTATATATACTATTTTTGTATGCAATCACACACAACAATAGCCTTTTATTATATATTATTTATAGCCTATGATACTATACAAGTAAATCCTAATCTAAATCATTGAATCTGTTATAGTTACACCCTTATATTATTCGGGGGTTTGAATCCCTCACCTTCCGCAAGGAATAAAAGAGAAGTCAGAAAATAGAAGGGTTCTATGACAGAATCCTTCTATTTTTATTATATATTTATTATACTCCAAAAACTATTTATTATAGCCATGATTACCAAACTACCTCAGATACATATTATATATGACAGATACAAAAAAGCAAGCCCTACAAGAAAAGCAGTTGTTGAAATACGCATTACATATAACTATAAGCAAAAATATATCAGTACAGGTATATGGCTGTTTCCTAAACAGTGGAAGAATGGCAAAATCATAAACTGTCCTAATATAGTAGAAATAAGTAAAACCCTTGATACACTAATATCCAACATAAGAAAAATACTATATACTATGATACAAGAAGGCAATATTAACCTATTCTCTATTACTAATAAACTGAGGGAGCTAGAGAAAGGAGAAGAAACATTTATAGGCTTCTGTGAAAGGAAGTCTAAAATAAGGAAATATGGAAAATGTGCAGATACCCAAAAAAGGTATGACAGATTCTTGAGAATGTTCCTGTCTTGGGGAAAGATTATAAAGTTTGAAGATGTGAATGAAGATAATATACTAATGTATGATGAGTACTTGAGAAGTAAAAACATGAAACCTTATAGTATATGGAATAACTATCACAGGTTTCTCAACAGCTTTATAAAGGATGCTATTGAAGAGGGGCGGTTAAAGAAGAATCCTTATAAAAAGATAAGAATAAAAAAGGACAAATATACAAGCAGTATTGACAAATGCCTTACCAAAGAAGAATTCAACAGGATAATAGACACTCCAATGCCTACACAAGCCCTTGAAAGGGTAAAAGACCTTTTTATATTCCAGTCTTATACTTGTATGTCATACTCTGATATGAAAGCATTTGATGTGAAAAGCATTGAACTTATCAGGGGCATGAGTGTATATACAGGGAAAAGGAAAAAGACAGGAAAATCATTTACAATACCCCTATTAAAGGGAGCTATGGAAGTGGTAGAAAAATATAATGGGCAACTCCCTATTATAAGTAATGTGAAATATAATGAGTACTTGAAGGTGGTTGCTCAGGCTGCTGGTATAAACAAGCCTGTGAGCACACATTGGGCAAGACACACAGGGGCTACAATGCTTTTGAATGAGGGTATTCCTATGCATATAGTAAGCAGGATATGTGGACACTCCTCTATGAAAATTACAGAACAGATATATGCCAAGCTATTGGATGAAACTGTGGTAGACACACTACTGGAAACTGGTAATATAAATAACATATAACTACCTTGTAATAAGATAGTTATATATTATTTCGGCATTATTATACTACCCATAACAATACTCTTAAATTTGCATATCTTCTTTGCGCAAGGAGTATATGTCTAACAATTTAATTTTATTATTATGGATAAAGATAATGTTTTAGTATTTCCAGATGCTGTTGCTAAAAGTGCAGGTATAGACCCTGGTCTTCTTGCTCTCCTTAATAATAATGGAGGCTTTGGCAATAATAACTGGATTTGGGTTCTGTTCCTCTGGATGATATGGGGAAACAATGGCTGGGGCAATAATGGCTTTGGGGGTAATAATGGTACTGGCTATCTTGCTAACCAAATGAGTAATGATGCTGGTAGGGACTTGCTTCTTCAGGCTATAAATGGCAGAGCTGATGCTATTAGTCAGATTGCTACTATCACCAATACTGGTGTAGAGACTGTGAAGAATGGTATCTTTGCCCTTCAGTCTGCTATACAGAATGTAGGTACTCAGGTTGGTATGTCAGGTCTTGAGGTACAAAATGCTATTGCTCTTGGCAATGCTGGTTTATCTCGTCAGCTCTGTGAATGTTGCTGTGAGAACAGACTGGCTATTGCTAATCAGACTTCTGCTCTGCAGGCTCAGATGGCTCAGAATGATGCTAATATCAGATTACAGCTTGCTCAGCTTGATGGCTCTGACAAGCTTGCTATGTGTCAGCAGACTAATCAACTTGGTTCTCAGGCAGACAGGAATACTAATACTATTCTTGGTGCTATTGCCAATCAGAATACTCTCATCACTAAAGAGTTCTGTGACCTTAAGGAAAGAGAATTGCAGAACAAGATAAATACTCAGGGTGATATTATTACTCAGCTGAGAAATCAAATAAGTAACGATAAACAAACTCTGCAATTTAACGCAGCTTTCCATGCTCTTGATGACAAGATAGATGCTATTGCTTCAAAGCAGCCTAACACTGTGCCTGTTACTTGGCCTAATATAGTTGCAGCTAATGCTACTCCTTATGTAGGCCAGAGTTATTATCCTGGATACAACAGTGGTAATATAATATTCTAATAAGGAACTGGAGGTAAAAGTATGAATGGTTGTATAAATATAACCACTAATGCAGGTGGTGTCCCTTATTTAAAAGCTATCAATGTTGTAGTAGGTACAGAGAATGTCAATATAGCACTTAGCCCTAGAAGACTTCCTCCTATAGGATACTTTACAGTATACCTCAATAACATTATACCTTCTGATGCTACTACTACATTACCTGTAGTACTGTCTATGGAAGGTACACCTAGAGCACTTACTCTCCCTAATGGGGATGCAGTTACTGTAGAGCAGTTATTGGGAGTTAATGTCATAGAAGTATTCAATGACAGGGGCAGAAGTATATTGGCACTGATGTCAAGAACTATTAGTTAACAGTTAAAGCAGTATA